AAAAAAAGCATTGACTGTTGTATTTGTTAATAATCCGGAAGAAGTAAACTGAAGTTGTTGTCGTCTAATGTATGGGATTAAAGATACATTTGTAACATAACTTGTTTTAACATTTTTCGTTTGACTATAGTATCCATAATAATCAGTTTTAGATTGTTGTTCTGTTGTAATTAAAGGCATTTTTAATCCTTGTTACTTTTACGTTTTAAAATTTTTACCAAGATGAACTAGAATCTTTGCTTTACCAACCATCATTTCCAGGCCCCCCTGTCTCTTGAGCAGGAGCGACGTATGGATCTGGTTCTGGTACAGGCCTTTCTACATATGTGACGAATCTTTGAACCGAACCTGATGAAACCCTTGTTCCCGGTATTGCTTGCCAATCACCTTCTTGTAATAGATTCAATGAATTAACTGCTCGATAAGTGCTAAGAGTTGGATCAACAAACAATAGAGCAGGTTCTTTTTGTGTATCTATCCAATTATCCATTGGTGGTGTTAAATCTAAAACACCTTCTGTTATTCTAGATGAACTACTATTCACATCATAAGTTCTGCTTGCAAGTGATTGTACAATTAATGGTTTTTCAGTGTATTGTAAAGTCATAATATAACTACGCCCAGGTTTGTGTACCTTATATCCCAAAGAAGTTTGTGTTGCTTCCGATAACGAACCTTTGTTAATAGAGTCCAGCGTTGCTAAATTTTGCAGTTGGAAATTTTTAACTGTTTGAGCAGGTGCAAGAATACCTTTTCTTGTGTTGATTGAGGAAGAAAAGTCTACATGATATGTGTCTGCGATACTAAAAGTTGTAAAGTTGTCAACCAAAATGCCGTTTTTAAATCTGTTCAGATCGAAATTATCCTTTATCTGTAACTGTGCTGCGTTTTGCTCAACAAGTGATAGTGCAGTATAATACTCAATATTATTAATTCTATCATTAATGTCAGTAATATCTTTCATTTGCCAGTTTTTATGTTGAACTGGTACTACAGACAGGCTTGGATTTCTACCTGATGATTCGCCAGGAACAAATTCCGTATAAGGTTCATGTGTAAGTCTGGCTAATACTAAACCGTTTGTTGGTTCTGGAGGAAAAGCTGGTGTTAATGATGGTGTACCCTCTTGCAGAACCAACTCTGCATCTTTTGTCATGACTAACAGGTCTTTTCTTCCCAAATAATATTCATAATCAAAAGTTATATTTGTTGTATCTTGAGGTAATAATAAACCTACTGAATTTGATGGACCAGGAGTGCCCGTATAATTAAATAAGAAATCTGTTGTCGCATTTTTTCTGGACGGCCTAAAATCCATACAGTCTCTTAGTGAATAGATAATACCTTTACTGTCTCTAAATCTAGGTATTTCAGTATAATCTTCATTTACATATGATTCTATATTGAAATAGCCATCACCACCAGAATGGCTGTAGTGATCAAAAAGAATCCACAACCCACCAACTGGTGACGCACCAGGCTTCATTTTAATCATTGCGTGATCGTAGAACGAATCTTTTTGCCCATTAAAAAATAAGAAATTATTTGTTACATCTTTGCTTGTATTTGTTAGGTCTCCTAAAACAGGAGTTGATGCGCCCACGTTAATTATTTTAACTATTCGTTTTATATCGCTAACATAAAGAGAAAATGGTTGCAGATAACCACCGCTTGGAGGGCTTGGAATGTATATTTGGCCTTCTGTTAGGTCTATTTTAACTCCATTAACTGTTGCGGTGGCACCAGCAATACCTAACGCTGCTGTGTTTGCTTCAACTAAAGTTTTAATTCTTCTGACATAAGAAGAGTCATCAGCATTGTTTACTTCCAATTTTGAAAAAATTGTTGCTGTAAATGGTAATAGATCGGCTGTTGTGAAGGTTACAGAATTGGCATCTCCCGCTACTGATACTGTTCTTCCAGTTGATGTGATTGAAATTATTTCACCATTTGAAATGTTTGCATTTGTACCTTTATCAGTAACTAAAACGGTGAAGTTTTCCCTCTTTTCATCATTACTTGAAACTGTGGGAAATTTAACGATGCCTTGTTCACCTGATGGTATTTGAATAGTTGTCGTGGGTCCAGAACCAGAGGATGCAAAAAGTCTTCCTCTATACTCTCGTGTGGTTGCATAGGAAGAATCCGACATTGATGAAACAAATTTATTACCTAGAGGATATATAAGTGTTTGATTGTCAGTGGCGGTTAAAAATGTTTGCCCATTAGCAACATAACTTTGTTTACTTTTATTGTCTATGACTGCGCTACCAAATACTTCCAAACTACTATTCACATTTACTAAAGATTGAATATTGCCGACAGAAAATACAATAGAGAAATTTGTGTTCTCAGTTGGCACATTACTCAAAGGTAAATCAACATATATTCTTTTATTTGTTCCATTGTAACCTGTTATTGTTCTTACGTCACCAACGGCAGGTCCACTCTTTACAATAAAAGTTGCACCATCATATGCATTTGATTTGCTTGTAAATTTTGGTGCTGTTGTCGAATCATATAGTCTTATTTCTGTTGCTGTTGAAGATGTTGTTGCATTACCTGATAAACTTCCAACCGAAGTATTAAACATATTCAATTTATATATGAATGTGTTTGCTGCTCCATTTGAGGTTGAATCGAATTCGATACCTCTAATATATGAGTTGCCTGCGAGTGTCGAAGTATATGAAATACTTGTTCTAGTGTTTACATCTTCAGGTTTTACGATATGCAAATCTACTTTTGTTGGGCTTGTTGCGCTTAGATACGTAGATGAATTTCCCTGTAAACTATTGACGTAAAAATAATTTCCATAACTGGCCGACACTATCTCATTATTTACATTTGAAGTTGTTCTTGCACGATTGCCATTGATTCTATAGAGTGATTGATTTTCTGCTCTGTATCCTTTGACATAAGCCACACCTGGTCCGACATTCAATACGTACTTGTCACTACCACCGGGAAGACTATTTGCAACAGCAGAAAGTTTAAAGTCGGAAACTATGAAATCTCCATTCGTTTCAAAAGTTCTTTGCGCAAAGTAATCATCTATTGCAGAGTAAGATGTACTGTTTACTTGTCGAACAATAACACCATTCTCGACTCTAGTAAGTTCAATAAAGTTTTGATCATTTCTTACTGTTGGATTTAATTCTTTTGTTGTTAGGTTTAAATCAATTGTATATCGATCAGCACCTGGAGCTTGATAATTTGTTGCACCAACAGCAGGATCCAATAAGGAAGAATCTGTAACGTAGTCTGAAATGTATTCAGAAATTTCTAAACCGACTCTTGCATTAGGCGAATTGCTATACTTACTTAATATTATTGTTTGAGGTAAAACTTGTACAAAATTTCCAATACTATATTGCGAATACGTACCGTCAGGATTTTGTACCGATGAAAAATTATAACCATTAACAACATAAAAAATACCATTTGCTATAGATGCTACTGAAGAAGAGCCGGTTGCATCTGAAGGTACTGCTTGTGCGGCTGTTGAACTTGTTGAAACAAGAACATTAGAGCTATTAGAAAATTCTACACCGGAAAAATAACTCAATACTAAAGTTGGTGGGTCTGCACCAACAGATTCTTCTGTTGCAATAACTTTAGCAAATACTAAACCTGTATCATCAGTTACGATTTGATTTAAAAAATCCGATGCAACAACGTCAATGTCTTGAAACGTTGGATTTAATTTTACATACTTAACTTTATTATTGATAGTTACATTGCCACCTTTAATCGGTGTATTTTGATTAAAGAAGTGATCAGCAAAATTACTGATTTGATTCTGTAAAATGGTTTGCGATTGAGTCAACTCCCTCGCCTGAACTGCTCTACCTGGTCTAAAAAGAACCCTATGGTAGTTTTTACTAGGATCAAAATCGTCGTAGTAAGGATCAACGTTAAAGTTAAGCATTTTTTTCCTTTAGTATCCTAAAACAAATTTAAATATTTCAGAACTATCTTGATTTCTTTGTACTGATTCTCTATTTTCTATGTACATCATATAGCCTGAGTAAGGAACTATTTCAGAATCTTGTTTCTGTAGATAAATTCTAGATGTTTGTGTTGTATTACCATATACAAGAGCGTTTAGCACAGGTGCTCCAACTGTATTTATTAGTCTTAAACGGTTCGTTGTGGTATCAAAACTTAAAACTGTCGCAGTAAAATAGGCATTTTCTAATAGCCCGTCAGGCGATTGATAAACTGTTTCATCTTCTGCAAATGCACCAAAACCTTCTGACAATATGAAATCTGTCGTTGTGGCATAAGATTCGGCATTTGCTAGATTTACAGTTGAACCAAAGTAAGCATATGGATTATTAATTAAACCTATTTGCCTAAAGTCAATATCGGATGGCAATTCTCCATTTTCATCTTCAATAAAACTTGACGTTATCATGATATGTCTAGCACCAAGTTCAGATGAAGGGTTAAAACCATGCCCTCCTATTGGTGAAGGATATGCAACGACATTTGCACCTGAACCTTGTGTCGATGATATGCTAACATTTGCATATGTATAGTTTGTCCCAGTGTTTGAAACTGTTACATCTGTTATAGATCCACTAGTAATTACCACATTAGCAGAAGCGTATTGCCCATCGCCAGTAATTACTACAGTGACAGGAGCAACAGTCTCATCATAGCCTGTTCCCCCATCTACCACGTTGATTACGTCTATACTTCCTGCACCTGCATACTTTAACAGAGGATTTGGAACATTTTTTTCCATACCAACAGGCATCCATGCATCATCCAAAAATTTCAGTTTACTACCAGAACTTATTGTATACAAATATTTCCATTTATAATCGTCTGCGCCCTGAAATATTTGGTTTGCATTAAATGTTCCTGGTTGAAAAATAGGTTCGACAGTTGATGCTGCACCATTATTATTCCATAAACATTTGAACACTTGATCATAATTGTTTCTTACATAAAATCTTCTGAGTAATGTTCCATTGAAATCAAGTTCAAACATATTAACATCATCTCTATAATATGCATATACATCACCTGAAACCCAATCGATTCTTTCAACAACAGGAGACATATCGAATGAAGTTATTTTTTTCATAAAGAATATATTTTTATAAACTTCTTTAATGTACTTTTGATCCTGTGTCGGATTCGGAGGCTGCGATTCATTTGTCCAAGACTTTACTCTAGATAAAAAACAATATAACGAAGAAAGAGGTTGATCAGTGAGTGGTATTATTGCCGTAGGTGAATAATAAACTTTTGAAATCTCAAAAATTCCATCATTGTATGTTAATATTCCTGTGTTAGCTGAGGACATTTTTATTTCCTATTAAGCACTTTGAATTGCAACGAAAGTGTTTGCATTGTCGGTTCCAATACTGAAGTAACGAAGATAACCTGAACTTGTTGCAGGTATTGTAACTGTTGTAGAATTTACTGTCGAATTTAATGCTGAACAACCATGTGTAACGGTTCTATTTGAGCCTGATGTATTTGTAATCCAAACTTCTACGACTTTACCTTGTGCATAATTTGAAAGAGTAATTCCACAATCCGCTGCAATATTACATTTAATCAATGATGTTGTGGAGAAATCAATCGTAAATGCTGTTTGCGAACCGGCAAGTATTGTAGGTACATAGATAAATCCTTTACTAGGTTGAACCGTGCCATCAAATTGCACCGTCTCCGCATTGAAAGATGCGATCTCTTGTACAGTGTTCGAACCATTTGCTATGTTATAAAATACAATTTTGGATCCGCGAGCCGAGTCGGTGTAATTTTCCGTTGCAACAATATCAATACGCGCAACACCAAGAGGTGCAAATCCTGTTGTACCCCATCCATTACCAGACAATCTCATCATAACATCATTATTTTGTGTTGCTGTTGGTGATGTTACTGTTCCGCGAGCAGTTCTTCCTGCAACAAGACCATATGCTGAACCATTAGTGCTAAACGAGTCAAACACAATACGTGATGGTGTATTTGCTTTGCCAGAAATATGCAACATGTAACCATCATTTGATGGTGTTTGAGTTGTCGCTGTTGCTTTTATTGTCATTGCCGATTCTGTTGCACCAAAATTTGAATTGGCTAATGTGAATGTACCGTTTACAAAACCATCACCTGAAATGTAAAAATCACCTGCTGTGAGTACACCATTAGTGTTTGCTATTGCATTATTGGCTTTTGTGAATGCAAGATTTGCAAAAGCATTTGTGCTTGCAGCATTCGAAGAAATTTCACCGCGTAATGTTGCAACGTTAGCTGAAACTCTGGTGTTAATTACTGAATTGGCTGATGTTGCATTAGCAGTGATTTCTCCTCGCAGAGTCGCAACATTCGATGCAACGAGTGAATTGATTGATGGTGAAAAAATTCCAGAACCTGTCATGTAAGCCACTACATTGTCACTCTCGGTACCACCTACAATAAACTTTATTCTAGAATTTGTCGCTGTACCTATTACTAAATTACCCTCTGCGCCTGAACCCTTTACATAGAGATAACCGTCATGAGCCTCCATTGATGAATAGTCTGGATCAGAATATGTTGAACCATTTAATCCTAAATCTAAAAAATAATTACTATCATTACCATCATCGGCGGTTAAAACATAATCTCCGGATCCATCACCATCTTGATTTCTTAAAGATGCTTGTAAATAAACGGCAGAATTGCCGGTGAACTGAGCTACCGCATTTGAAAGAATAATGTCATTATTACCAACATAAAGATTATTGTTTGAATATAATCCTGCTGCCAAGGTTGTCAGAGTAATTTTGCCAGTTACATCTGTTTCAATGTCCACTCCAACAAGAACTGTATTTGCAGTATTAGCATTTACAACTGTAATTGCAGGTAATTCGGTTATTTTTACTGTTGCTGACATTTTTTATCCTAAAATTAATATTTTACCATCTTGCGTTGTTATGAGTTCATCATTTTCTGTTATCAATTGTGGGTAATAAATTGATCCCAAATTATTGTAAATTAATACATCGGTCGTTGTCACATTTCTTCTGACCGAGACTAGAGCCGAATTAGAATTGAAACTAATTGTTGTATTGGCAAATATCGAACCATTAGAATAATTAATATATGTTACTCTTATATGGTCATTGACAAATATAATATCTTGAAGTTTGTTTTGTGTATTACTGTATTCACCGTTGTTGATTAAGTCATATTGATTGGTAATTTCACTTATATTTATTTGAGTATTGGATGATCTAACATTTGCTATTGCAACATTTGCAAACGCTAAAAAGACATTATCTTTTATAACGACAGTATCCGTCACATATGAAACCGTTAACACTGAAGAATAAACGTTAGGTCCTTTTTGTGATTTTAATGATACCATTGCACCAGGATATATTATGCTTTCCAAGTTTGTGCCAACTAAACTACCAAATTTAATTATATTGTTACTTGGTGTTTCAAATGTGGCAAACATACTTGCGTTGGAACCTGCCTCACTGGTATAGTATGATAGTGGTTGGTTGTTCGATGCAAAGCTTTCTTTATGTACGGTAATATCACTGCCAGATTTTAAAGAATTATAAGGTAATACTTTTGTACCGGAAGGATGTAGAAGAGCATTTAATACTTCTTTATATGCTTCAAAAGATTTTTCAACAATTAATTGATAGGAGAAATTATTAAAATCTTCATTTTCTAAAATCTGATAAGAGCTTGGAAATCCATCATCATTTAAATATACTCCCTCACCGATTATCAGACCACTTAAAAATCTTGCTGTAGCTCTGGCTGCACCGTTACCATAAGTTTTAATACCATTTGTAAAACCAGCAGAAGAATAATTGTTAACCAGATCCATGTAAATATTTGAACCAGATTCACGATCAGTGACTTTTAATTGTAAATTTGTTTTTGTATTTGAAGAGTAGTCATAGGTTCTTAGTATGTATTTTGATTCTAATGGATTTGCATTTGTTTCAAGTATTTGAATCCTATCGACATTCGCTTTAAAAACAGATGTTGCTAATGATGTTCCCTGGTAAACTAATTCTTCCGATTTTACTAAGTTTGAAGTTGATACATTCTTGACAACTAAATCTCTGACACGTAGAGAAACAGAAGGCACAGATACATAATCTTCACCGAAGTTTTCAATTGTAAATGATGTGATAGCACCAATACCTCTTTCATCTGGAATACCTTCTAAGATTGCGCTATCACCTAGAATGGTGTTAACATTTAATTGCCCACCTGAACCACCTGATGTGATGATGCTCAATGTTGGAAATTGATTCTTGTTGTAGCCAAAACCACCTTTAGGGTATGTTATCAAACTAGAACCACCATTTGAATATTGATAGTTCACTGACGTAATAGATCCAGTGGCATTTACACCTACAGTGGCATTAGCACCTGTTCCAGTTCCACCAACAAACCTAATGATATCACCGTTGGCATAACCAGTGCCTGGTGTTACGATATTAATTGGTCCAAGTATTCCCATGTATGTTAGAAGAGCTTTTTGCCCAGAACTATTCAATTTATCATATGTTGACAGTGCTCTTATTGATGGTAGGCTCGTATACCCACCGCCACCGTTGTTCACTTGAATAACATCTATCGAATAAGTAGGAAATGCTGTAAATGATAATGTGTATGCTAGATTTGAAGTTAAATCTGAAGTTGTGTTTGCAGGAAAGAATGTAAAGTCATTCAAATTTCCTTCAAAAGTTAAACCAACGTTAGCTACATTTGCCCATGTTCCGTTTGGTGTGCCGTTTGTATTTGGTATGAAGAAATAGTTTGCATTTGCAACTGTTACTGTATAAGAACCATTTAGATTAAGAGATGTGTTTGAGCCAACAATATTGATTGTATCACCAGTTGTTAAACCTGTAGTGCTTTGTGCATTGCCTGTAATGATAGTTGCATTAGCATAGTAGTCGAAAACATTTAACTCAACTAGCCCAGTGCCACCTATTTTTGAGTTATAGATTGCGCTAGTTACAAAATTTGATGGTATAAAATTAACATTTATTGTTGTTGCTGGATCAACAGCAGAAACATTTGCTATAGCACCAGAACCACCACCTCCAGTTATACTGATTAGTGTATTCGGATCTTCTCTGTAGCCGTAACCACCATCGATAACATCAATTGCTCGTAGAGAACCTGATGTAACTTCACTTATAGTTGCTATTGCACCTACACCATTAGCTTCTCTTAAACCACCATGAAAAACGACCGGATCACCAACGCTATACAATTGCCCTCTTTTTTGGGGATTTATATTTACAGACGAAATTGATCCCAAAACTTTAGCGGATAATGTGCTTGAACCGGAAGTTCCTTCTGGTACTATTTCACCATCTTTAAAATAAACATTTCTATTGTTATTGTCAACGACAATAACATCTTCACCGGACTGAAATAACCTTTGAATGTCGGAGATGTATACTTCAATTCTATTACCGACAGTTACCGCTCTTTCGATTGTTGCAATCGATTTTGATAATAGTCCAAATACTCTGAGATTATCGGTCAGAAACCAATTTTCATCGTTTGATGCAAGTCGTAAACTTTTTGTGACATACCATTTACCATCTGATGTTCTAAGAATTGTGTCTCTTGTCAGATAAATTCCTGCATCAGAATTATATAATGCTCTGAATAAAAATTCATATGATGCTGGCGTTCCTTTTTTGCCGTACAACTCTTTGGCTATTTTTACCAGTTTTGTTTTATCGGCTAGAGCATCTTTTGGAAAATTAGGTAAAAAATCCTGAACATAGTATTCAATAAATTTATTGTATGTTTCACCGGGATTTATAAAATCAATGTCTTTATAATTATATAAATTATGTGTGCCTCTAATTGCACCTTCTTTATTATTACCAATGTTTAATTGTTCCATCCATTCATAGTAAGCTTGAACGAAAGAAACAAACGTTTGATAATCGTCTGTACTTCTAATGAATTCGGGTAGCTGTTTTGCTACCCTTAAAGATGTTTTTTTGGCAAAATCTGTTGTCATTATCGTGTTGAACTTATGACTGTAACGTTTATCGAACGAGGATCAATATCATCTAAAGCAATTATTTTATTTAAATCAGATGACAAAATGGTCGAGTCTGGTACAACTGATAGTGTAAATTGCCCTAAAGGATCTTCAACGTCTAAGGGGGCAAAATTCTCAAGTGTAATTAGACCATTATCATAGTCGATTGTTCCTGCATTTGAATTTAATATAGTTTTTAAATTATTACCATCATAATAATATGTTCTTAAAGTGCCTAATTCACCTTCAAGATTTGCATATGCATATGCAAACCCACCGGATGTGTCACCTGTGGCTGGAGTAATTGTGACCAGAGCTTGTGTATACCCTGCACCTGGATTTGTAACAACTATACTTACAACTCTACCACCTGCTAACACTGCATACGCTTCTGCACCTTTACCATCACCTGTAATAGTCACTGTTGGTGTTTTAGTATACGCAAAACCTTGATTGGTAATATTTATTGATGCGACTCCACCTGTTGTCGTAGGAACTTCTTCAAAAAATACATTTGTTCTAACTAGACTTGCAGAATTAACATCTCTAATTGATACACCAGGAAATGATGTTACGCCCGCGTTAAAAAAGTTTTTCTTTATTTTAAAACCAAAATTTAAATAATAAGTTGTAGAAGTATTCAGAGATGGATATATTTTCTTCTGCACTCTTATGCTGGTTTCGTTTGTGACTATAGAAGGATTACTTGATTGTATTCTTGTAGTCAATTCAGGCATTTTGAATGTTGAATTGAAAGTATTTAATGTGTCTTGAGAAAATTGATTTATCGTCGAAATGACCGAGTCTTTTATCTGCCCTGAGGTTAAAGTAGTTTTTCTAGGGTCATACAAAACTTTTGTATCGACAAGAAGATAATTATAATCTGGATCTACAACTACAGGCGTAACAGTTAACACACTTATTGGTTTGATAACTTCGGTAATTAGCCTTTGCTTTTGTGTCGGCGTTAGTGTAAAAGCTCCAGACGGTTTCACTGCACAAAACAGTTGCCCATAAACAGGAGGCACATTTTCTTCCCCGCCCCAAACAGATACGGAATCAATTGGTATCGAGTTTGTATTATTCTGTATTAAATATACATAATCTTCCTTTGTGACTGCTCTACCTTGTGCAGCATATGCTTTTGGTGCGGAGAATTTTATTGATTCAATTGTTTCTCTTTCAGCACCATTGTATGCGGCAAGCACTGGTGTAACTACAGTATTGGAAAATCCTCCGACACTTTGCATAATTGTAAAACTATTTGCGCCGACAGAAGAGGTTCCATCAGTTGTAATGTAACTAACATTAACTATGTTATTGTTGTTTAAATTTTGCCCTAAAATTCCGTCACCAAAATATACTTGATAATTGCCATTCATTCCCTCTTGCAAGAAATATACCTTGCTAGTAGGAGACAATTTCATGTAATCACTTGCGAGAACATATGTTTCAGAAAAATTATTCGAAGAAGATACTTGAACAGAGACCGTGAGTGTGGATTTATCGATGTTTGCGTCTGGTATTTCAAATATTTGTTGTGGATTTGAAGCAGAATCATAAGTAAAGCTATAAGATGCCGCAACACCTTGTGATATTTCTAAACTATCAAAAAATGCTGTGTTTGCCGAAACATTAACAGTAATTGCGTCAGTATTAACAAAATTGTAGTTGACACCATCAACCGACTCAGATAAGAATGTGGTAAATTTTGGTAAGGTTAAAGAACCAGTTGTTACTTGATTGACAGTTAAATTTACGACAGCCTTAGGTGCAACAGCAGATTTTGGTACATAACTCAGTAACTTTGCGTGAGAAACCACTGAGTTTCTTTGTACCGCCGAATCTAAAAACATTTCATTGGCGACCATATTTAAATAGTAAGCATTATATTGAGTGTTATATGCAAGTAGGTCTACTAATATGGATAGTGCCGACGAATCAAAGTCGTAATCTTGAAGCGTATTTTGTTGTTTTAGAAATGATTTTAAACTTGACTTGATTGAGCCAAAATCTAGATTAGTTATCTGTAAGCCTGAGTTGGCAGAAGCCATTATCTCGTCCTCTCAAGAATTAAATTTAACTGAGTTGGTTCTACGTTATTACCTATGAAAAAAAGTAAACCGACACTATATGCATTATTATCAATATTCTCAACAACAGTGACTTGAGCTACAGTAACTCTTGGTTCATATGTTTTAATTGTAGTTTCTATTTCAGTCTTTATTGTTGAAGCAGTTGTAAAGGAAACTGGCTCAAAAAGTAGTTGTTCAAGTCTAGAACCAATATTGGATTGAAATGGTCTTTCATATTTTTTTGTAAGTAAAAGGTATCTTACAGCCCTAACAACGGCCATTTCATCGTAACTCAAAGCAATATCATTCTTACCAGGAGTTCTCCTGAAAGCAAAATCTATATCTGAGTATCTTCTTTTAAGTGTCTGTGCCATTTTTATTATTTATCGTAGGAGTAAAATGACTTTTTGGAACTCGCAGACCAGCGCAAAAAATTTTTAGGCCGGAACGAGGATTTTCGAAATTCCTTAAATTGTTGTATTTGATGTGTTTGCAAGGTTGTTCTTTAATGTGTCCGTACCTACTAAATTATTAATTAGATACAATTGAGTGTTTCCAAGATTATTGAATGAACTAACTTTCATAGTATCCAATACAATATTTGTTG